ATTTTTTGTCTAATTCCTTCCAAGCCTTTTCAAATTCACTATCATCTTCTTTTATCGTTTCAATTACATCAATTGTACCTTTCCAAGATGCTTTTACAGGGCGGTCAATAATAGCTTTTGCGATATCGTGTCGTAAATAACGATTCCAATAAGTTGAAAAAGTAATTTCTTTTGGATAACCAAGTGCTTGGTAAATGTCCCTTGTCCCACCATAGGTATCTGTTCCTAACATATTAGCAAAAGTCATTCTTGCCAACAGTTCACTAAATACTGACATCTTTTTTAATTCAGTATTCATTTGCGGTGCTATTTTCCTTTTTCTTTCCATTATGTTATTCTTCTTGCTACCTTTTTCCTTGTCAAGAAATTAAATCCACCTGAGGTGGCGTCTACTTGGTCTTTATACGTTGAGTTTGGGAACAATTCAAATTCATCCATATACACTTTGTTCCACTCTGCAATCCTCAACAATATATTACCATTATTTACTTGTACACTTAACGGGTCTGCTCGCTTTGCTTTATCCCCCGTAGGCTTGTCTGCTTCTACAAGATACCCTGCAAGATTACGAATTGTGTTTTCCGCCGATTCTTTACCACCACTGCCAGGTTCCTGCTCAACTACCACCCAACACTTCTTCCCATCCACTTCAGCAGTCTGTCGTATAATTCTTTCCCTTTGTTCAGAACTCCATTGTCCACGTTTTACGTCATCCACCAAAAACTTACCACTCTTAAGTTTCCCAATCTTTACCCCAACCGTGTAAGCACCTTTTCCTGCACTACCTGCCTTATCCCAATAACGTACCCATTTAATGTCATTTTCCTTTTCTTCCAATATTTGGTTAGTCATTTGGAAATGTTCAATTTTAAACATACCACCACCCGGAGGAGTCGGTGCTTGTCCAATTTGTCCGGCATAACCATATTGTCCAAGATCGGTTTCCAATTCCTGTAAAACAGACCAAGGCATACGATTTACGTCAAACAAATCATCTATGTAATATTTTTTTAATTCCTGTGGTTTTAACTGTCCCTCAAAATGAAGTATTTCTCCAGGAATACAAATATGTCGTAAATTTTCTTTCTGTTTCTTTAAAAGGTGTCCTGACGGATCATCTTGGTGTAACCTCTGCATAATACCAATCGTTGTAGAAACCTCTTTATTTGTTTTACGTGTTGATAAAGTTTGGTCAATCCAACGAGCAGCAGTTTCCAATTCTATATCAGAAGCAGCCTGCTGAGGATTAAGGGCGTCGTCCCAAATAAGAATATCCCCGTGGAACCCTGTTAATGTTCCTCCTACTGATGTACTATAACGATTACCTCCTAAAACTTCCCGTGTTGCATGAGCAGAAAGCCTACTCGGTTCTTTTTTAACTATTTTATAATTGGTCTTTGTATCCTTGTCAGATTTAATATCTAATTCAGGGTATAGTTCTTTAAATCGTTGTGATTTGATTAAGTCTCGACTATACTCTGCAGATTCAAGTGCAAGTGTACCAGAATATGAAGCCGTAATAAATCGTATCCAATGCCATTTCGTCCAACACCATACAGGAAAGACAATACTACAAAGGATAGTCTTGGTAGACCCGGGAGGAATATTAATTAATAAATCATACTTCTTTTTCTTCCTTTCACCTACCCTGTTTGCGATTTGTTCCAATTCCCCACACAAATAAGGAATGTGCCAATTTGATACAAATGGTTGAGTACTTATTTCAGGCCAGGCCCATTCTAAGAAATGAAAAAGTGAACGGTTGTTCAATTCCCGTATTGCAAGGTCAGGGTGACTTAGAATCTGTAATATTTTAGATTCCTTTACGTCATCCGTTTTCGTAACACCATTATTTAACCGTACACGTTTCATACCGTTACTAATTATTCTTTAGTGTCGTTTGGGGCATTAATAACTTCCTTTGTCACTCCCATTTTGCTTAACACCAAAAGTTCTTCCGTGGAAAATTCAGATAAATCCAATTTATGGTCCATCGTAAATTTTCCATTAATTTCCAACTTTTCATTCCAAACTGAAGGTTGACGTACACTCAACCATTTAATTGCAGCCATCACATTTGGTGGATATTTCTTTTCAACCTCGACTAACAATGGTTCCGTCCACTCCCTCTTAACTTTCCCTTTCGAATCAAACTCTTTTACTCGATTGGTGAGTACCACTGTCTCCCGATGACTATACCCGACAGCCGATTGATATAAAGAATGGGCAACCTTAGCATCTGCCATCATCTGTCCTTTCTTTATCGCCTGTAAGAATTCAGGATGTTTTTCTTTCCAAAGTTGAATGGAAGAATCAGTTACTCCCAATGCCAATGCAATTTGTCGATTTGTCGCCCCAAGCAGACATAAATAAAAAACCTGTTGGATAAAGTTCTCATTAAAGACAGGTTTATCAATCGAAACGTTCCTTCTCTTTCGAGTAACCTTATCTAAAAGTTGCATTTCTTTTGTCCTGTTCATTCCTAAAAATTTTGGTTTTTTAAACTAATAAAAACCAAAATTAACTTTTTTCTAAATCATTTCCTATAACCATACCTTTTATATATATACAAATTTTCGTAATTATTTTTCAATCTAAGGTATTCTTTATTAATTTCCAACTTTTTAATTCTTTTATTAATTTTCAAAAAACTATAAATAATCGTTAGAATCTACCAAATCTTCCCAAAAATTTTATAAAATTTTTTTCGGTTTTACATTTATCAATATATCTTAATTATTCTACTACAAAATTCTTATTTACCTATATACATATACCACCTATAATAATAGTATGTCTTCTAACGAAACTTGTTTAATCGAAGGAATCTACGGAAAGTTCCCAAAATTCCCCACATTTTTGGGGAGGACCTTCCGCCTCCCCCCCATTTCTAAATTCGTAAATTGACAAAGTACTCTTTTATCTGTTTCCCCTCCCACCCACCGCCTGGGCTTTTACCCTGTTTTACCGTGGTGGGGTGGGTGGTATGTTTTACCCTATATTACCACCCACCCACCGGCTTGTCTAATGAATACTTTTCGATACTAATATACGAATGCCCTCGACATACTGGTTTTTTAGGTGGTGTGGTTTATATTAGGTGGGCCACCCAAAAGCCGGCGCACCCGCCCGCACCACCGCCCCACCCCTATTTTTTACCCTGTTTTACCCTGTTTTACTTTTTACCCTGTTTTGCCTTATTTTTACATTTGCCCTATATTACCGCTTTTTATGTTTTACCCTATATTTTTACGGGTGGTTTTTTATTAGGTGGTGTTACTGGTGAGGAACATTATGTTTACTCTTTTTACCCTGTTTTTTACTGTTTTACGTGGTGTTTATTAGTACTTTTTTACGCAACCAATTTTTTACTTTTTACCCTATATTACCGCGATTTTTAGGTTTTTCTTTTTTGACGTTTGTAACTGCCTGGTTATCAACTGTTTTCGTTTAAACTATTTTTTTTGATTTAACATTTATTAACTAAAATAATTTTGACGGTATTACCTTATTTTGTATATTTACTGTGTTGTTACAAAGGTCAATTTTGACCCTATTTATAAACAATTTAACAATTTATTACATTTATGGCAAACAAAAACGAAAATGCGCTGGAACCTGCAGCAGAAGTACGCGCACAGATTTTGAACGAAATGACAGCCGAAGAATTGGCCGAGATTTTGAAGAACAAAAAAGCAGCCGAAGCCAAAGCCAAGAAAATGGCAGCCGAGGAAGCCGCAAAGGCACTGGCGGAAGCCGAAGCCAAGCGGGTAGCCGGGGAAAACAAAATTGCAGCAGCCGAGCAGGTGACAAAGCTGGCCGAAGCGGTTGCAAAATTGACGGACGTGGTTGACACCAAAGCACTGGCCGAGTGGTTACGGGAATATGCAAAAAATATGCCCAAGCCAGCCACCGTCGGTAAAACAACCAAAACCACCACCACGGGGAAAAGCACCGGGGGTAGCACAAGAGCGGGTAGCAGCAAGGCCATTTTGGCGGAAGCCATTGCAGCCGGCAAAAATACGTTTGATGAGTTGATGGCCGCCCTTGCGGTTGAGTTCCCCGAAAGGGAAGCACGGTTGCGTGAAAATGCGGTGAAATATTACTGCACCAAAGCAGCTGACGGGACCTACAGCATTTAGTGTGTTGACACCAACCAGTAAGCGGGTGGGGTATTTTTACCCTACCCTATTTTTTGTTTTTCAACCCTGCAATGGAGCAAGCCGGGGCTCGATACCCCGGCAGGGTTCAAATTTGAAAATTAAAAGTAAAAATCTGTATAAACTAAAATTGAAAATTGAAAATGAAAAAACTGAAATTATTTTGGCGTGAAAAAAAGGAATTTTTCATGCTGGCCAGTATGGTCGGGATTCTTGTAGGCTTTACCCTGCTTTGGGTAAGCTGGGCAGGTGCTATTGTTATAGCGGTTGCTTTTAATGTATTTTGTGCTTGCATAGTTATTGACTAAAACACCCAGGAAAAATGCTAAAGATTTATGATGAGAAAGGCAAAAACCGTTTGAATTTGAGTGGTGAAGCCTTTAAAGAAATGAAAAATGGTTTGCCCGTGGCAAATATTGGCTACGGTGCAGATTGTACGGCTCCGGTGAAAAATGTTGGGCGTTCAGAAATGATGTTTTACCCAACAGATTGCAGAACTGGCAAAAAAGTATTCGTGAGTTATTGGTTGCCTTTTCGGGGCA